GAACGCGCCGCGCGCGCCGCACGCCTTCTTGGTGTAAACCTGAAATACATCCGGGACTGCTACATAAAAAGCAGGGCTATGCGGGATGAATATTTATACTGTTTGCGCATATATACCCGGGGGTACACCCTCCCCCCCACCCCACCTTGACCGCTCCGCGTATAGGCGCTGAGATTCCGCCCGGGTTTTGGGGAAAATTGGGGGCAAATAAGGGTGAACGTGACGAATATTTATGCGTAGGGGGTTGGTGTGGGTAGCCGGGGACCAATCCCGCGCCGAAAAGAGTCCCTGCGAGGGCATCGTGCAAAAGCAGAGATTGATGCTGTGACATCTGCTCCTTCTGGTGTAGCTACTGACTGCCAGATGAGTGTGCCAAAGGAAAACAAGCACTGGAATGCAACCGCTCGGAGGCTGTGGCGAGCCGCTAAAGTTAGTGGCCAAGCCCGCTTTTATGAGGCAACTGACTGGGCAATGCTCTACTGGTACATGGACCTAATCACTGAGCTAATGAACTCGCCCAAACGCACTGCAGGAAAAATCCAGGTGATTCAGGCAGGCCTGTCAGACCTGCTGTTCACTGAGGGGGATCGGCGCAGAGCTGGTCTAGAGCTATCGCGGCCTTCATCCCAGGAGCTACAAAGCGCTGGCGTGGAGGAACTGGACAAATGGAGGAAAACCCTAGCTGGGCAAGAGCGGCTGATCAACAACACCTAAGCCCACGAGAACGGATCTACACGCTGCCGACTGGTATTCCAGCCCAAACACTGGGCTGGGGCGTGATCAAGTGGGTGTCAGATCACCTGGTACAGCCTAACGGGCCGTTAGCTGGCCAGCCGTTTCGACTCACCGAGGGACAGGTTCGGTTCATTCTCTGGTTTTACGCCATAGATAGTGATGGTCGATGGATCTATAACCGTGGTATCAGGCGTCTAGCCAAAGGCTCAGGAAAAAGCCCATTCGCAGCAGTTCTCGCTTTGGCTGAACTACTGGGGCCTGTACGTCTAGACGACTTTGATAAGAGATTGCCTGGCGGAGTTCTAGGTAAACCTGTCACTATGCCGCTGGTACAAATCGCCGCCACTAGTGAAAAACAAACAGCAAACACTATGCGCATGGTGCGTGCGTTTGCGGGTAAAAAGACACTACTGCGCCGTAAATATGGCCTACAGGTCGGCAAAACATTCGTTGACACACCATATCTAGGCAAACTAGAGCAAATCACATCTAGTGAAACTAGCGCTGAAGGCTCAGAAACCTCATTTACGGTAGGTGACGAAACCGAGCACTGGACACCTGCCATGGGCGGCACCGGCCTAATGGAAACATTAATCCAAAATGCGAGTAAATCTGGGGCTCGAATCCTAGAAACGTGCAATGCCTGGCAGCCAGGCGCAATGAGCACAGCAGAAAAAGCCTTTGAAACATGGTGTGAACAACAAGAAGGAAACAGCCGAGCAAAACAACATATCCTGTATGACGCTGTGGTAGCCCCATGGAATACGGCTCTGACAGATGAGCCGGAGGAAGGGCAAATCAGCCTGACCGACGGCCTGAAATGGGTGTACCAAGACTGCCCATGGGTAGACATAGAGCCAATCAAAAACACCATTTGGGCAACTGATTACCCGACCTCGAAAGCCAGACGGTTCTACCTCAATCAGCCTAACGCAGCTGAAAACGCCTGGTGCTCCATCAATCAGTGGGGCGCGCTCGCGGATGTAGATCGAAAGCTGACTGACGGCGAAGACATAGTGCTGTTTTTCGACGGCTCGAAGTCGAATGACCACACTGCGCTTGTAGGCTGTGCCATGCGTGATGGGCACGTTTTTACCATTGGTATATGGGCGCCAGAAAAGCTAACTGGGGTTGTAAACGTAGCGGCAGTAGATAGCGCAGTAGCAGAAATATTTGAGCGGTTCCATGTAATCGCATTCTGGGCTGACGTGCGCGAATGGGAATCATTCGTGAAATCCTCATGGCCTGACCGCTATGGTGACCAGCTCGAATTTTGGGCAGTCCCACGCGGGAAAGAACCAGCACCAATCGCCTGGGACATGCGTTCACACGTGTACCAGTTCGCAGAGGCTACCGAGATGTGTAGAGCCGAAATTGAGTCCAAAGCATTTACACACGATGGGAACTGGATCACGGCAAAACACGTTGCTAATGCCCGCGTAAATGAAGTACGAGGAAGATTCTCAATTAAAAAGGAATCTCCTAAAAGCGCCAAAAAAATCGATGCAGCTGTATGCGTAGTTGGTGCAAGAATGGTTTATAGGACGGTAAAGGCAAGTGATGAATGGGGCTATGACCCCGCTAGCGAATGGGGGTGAAAGGTGAAAATGGGGTTTAACGAGCTAGTACAGCAGGCTAAAACCAGCTCTGCGCGTGTAAAAAAACTGGAAGATATTTATGAGGGGAAAGTACGCCTAGAGTCGCTGGGCGTTTCACTGCCGCCGCAGGTACGTCTACTAGAAATGGTTTCGCCCTTTCCTAAACTAGCGGTAGATGTACTCACGGAAGTTCTCTGCCCAGAGGGATACATACTGGCTACAGCGCAGGGTGAAGAAATCGCAGCTCTACTGCGACGCTGGTGGCAGGCCAATAATCTTGACTCACAGGTGCGGCAGGCATGCAGCGAAGCTCTAGTGCAAGGAATTAGCTACTGGATCGTAGGACCAGGCACAGGCGATATTCCCCGCGTTACTGCGCACACTAGGCTAGGTGTAGCAATCGGGCGTGACCACATGGGGCGCGTGTCTGAGGGTATCCGGCTGTATAAGTATCAAGGCGCACAATACGCGACCTACTATGAGCCTGGCGTGACTAGCTACTGGGTGCTACAACCGGCAGGGCGGTGGGTCCAGGTAGACACCATCGAGACAGGTGTTGACCGCCCATTGATTGTCCCAATGATAAATGCCATGCGTCTAAATGATCTGGAGGGGCGCAGTGAAATAGATGAGCTTGTAACCATTTCGGATGCTGCTAGTCGATCGCTGACAAACTTACAAATTGCACAAGAAATGCTGTCTATGCCTCTGCGGTACATCCTAGGTAAAGGAGCTAAAGAAGCACTGAACGGAGTAAATAAAATCGAAGCGTATTTCGATAGTTTCCTGACTGGTCCCCAAGGCGCAACTGTAGGCCAGCTGACAGGCGCCGATCTCAACCCAATCATCAGCACCTACAAGCTTTATGCACAGCAAATTAGCGCTATCACCGGTATCCCACCCTCCATGCTAGGTATCAGCACTGACAATCCTGCTAGCGCTGAGGCCATGCGAGTAGCCAAAGAGCGACTCATCACCAGAGCCGAAACTAAACAAGAGCTTTTCGGGGACGCCCTCGAAGAAGTAGCACGCCTACAACTGGCCGTGATGGGTAAGAAATATGAGGGGCTAGAAACACTAGAAATGCAGTGGCGTGACCCAGCCACGCCATCCCAATCGGCAGTGATCGCTTCAGCCCTACAAGCACAGGCGCAGGGTGTAATCAGTGCCGAAACGGCTAGGGAATTCATGCGGCTGACCCCTGAGCAAAAGGCCAGAGAAAAAGCCGAAAACGATCTAGTCACGTACTAGAGAAAGAGAGCCTGCGGTGTCCACTGAGCAGGATAATCTAGCTGAGTACCGTAGTCTCCTAGACCAAGTCATGCGGTGGCTGCTGCGAGCCTTACGTGATGCCGCTACTACTCTACCTGCCACGCCTGCGCCTGATGCATCTACAGCAGAGATACAAACGTGGCAGGCATTAGAGGCTGCCTACCAGGCCCAGGTACTGCGGGCTCTGCGTAGAGCTCGCAGACAAGCCTGGGCAGCCGCAGCTATCTACCTGGAGGCAGAGGCAATCAGACAGGGTAATGTGCATGCAGTAATCCCATCAGAGCCACCACTATCTGACCAGCGCCTACAGGCTCTACTGCGCGAGGCAGGCCCACTGGCCGCTGAAAAAAACCGTAAGCAACTAGAAAAGTTGATCATCAGAGCCGCTGAAGGCGGCGCGCGCGAAACTATCCGCAACTCTGTATCCACAGCCGACGAACCCAAAATGAGCCTAAGCGAGTCAATCGCAGAGCAAGAGCAGTCAGCTCAGCGCCTACGCCAAGCTCGTGAAGAACTAGAAGACCTAAAACACAACCAGCAGACAGAGCATAAAAACCCTCGCTACTACGGCAAACCATTCGCATACGCAAGAGTAGTAGTCTCACACCCACCATGCGGCTTTTGCCTGATGCTGGCCGCACGCGGACCAATCTATAAATCTGCCAAGCTCGCAGGAAAAACCCGCGACAGCCTGAACCCCAACAGCTACCACACAAACTGCCGATGCGTAGTAGTACCTGTATACACATACAACAAATGGCCAGGTAAACAAGCCAGCGAAGAAGCCGACGCGCGGACGTAC